AATGTGAAAAATACACTTTTCGTTGACTTCTTCCTTGAAATCCGAAATAATCTTTACCGCCGCTTGCAGCACTGCTCTTGATGTTTCACCGATATGGTCGCCGATTGTCGGTATAAACGCTTTCTGCGCCTCATACACAAAATGCGGTGTACCGTAAACGTGCAGTGAATCCGCACCGTTCATATTTCGTGTTGTTCGGCTGATTTCGTATATATGACCGTTTACACTAACCAACATATTTTGACTGATTAGACGTGCCTTTTCGTCGTATGGATAGTCAAATTCAATACTTCCCGTATCGTTCAATATCCTTGTTTCTTTGATGTTATATGCGTTGTTCAGTACCTCACCTGTTTCAAAACTGTCTGCATATCTGTCGTGCAATCGCATAAATGTTATCTGTCCCATTTGTATATATCCTCCGTTTCTGTATTCCACACATACTGTGGATAAAATGAAAATTCAACCGTCGCCGTCGTAGATAAATTTATTGTATTCGCCCCTGTTTCCAGTTCAAAAAAACTACCTTTGATTTTTTTCATAATACTGTTGCCGTTTACGTCTGTTACCGACTGTTTGTCGCAGTCAATAACGCAGTTTTCCGACACCGTAATACTGATACCGTTACAGGTTATCGTTGTAGGTTTTGTGACGTTTGTAACACGCAAAACAGGTCTGACAGGGCGGTCGCCTGTGTTATGTATTGTACTGTCGCCTGCCGTTGTAATCGTGTAATATTCATTCGGTCCGATTGGTATTTCATCATCTAATTTGATGTTTTGGCTATCCAATATCGGACCGTCAAAAATATCAAATACCAACGCCGCCCACGTCTGCACTTTGAACGACACCGAAATGACCGCTTTGTGACCGTAGTTTTCGGGTTTGTAGTCAATCGTTTCAATAACTGTTGCGTTCCATTTGACATTCGGTGTGTCGTCAAATATCAACTCGCCACGTCCCATTAACCACGTTGTGATTTTTGTGATTTTGCTGTTCAGCTCCGACATATCCGCCGCCGATATTTGCAAATTCATTTTAAATACACGGTTTTTATAAAATTCACGGTTGTACGCATTTGCCGTTGAAAAATCATATTCACCGTCTATATACGGGCTGTCATATGTCTGTATTTTCATTTCCGGTTTAATCGGACGTGACTGCGTTTGTACAGTCACTCCGAAATCGTTTGAATGTTTGTTTTTAAAATAAAATCCGTTTCGCATTTTCTACCTCCGCACATTATACATAGCTACCCAAAACAGCGCTGTCAGTCGTATTGATTGTGATTTTACTGTTGTTGTTATAGTTCTGCTGTTCAATCTTAATGCCCTTAATAGCCTCTATAATCTCGCCCAAAGTCTTGGTTATCTTATCATTACCGCCGCTGACTTCCTGTGTTATATCCGCCACAATACCCGTCACGTCTATACTGTCAATGTTGGTTGCAATGGACTTGATGAAATCAGCCTTGCTGTTTTCCAACGCGTCATACTCCGCCTCCAGTTTTTCAATAGTGGCATTGTTTTTGACTTGCAGTTGATACAGCTCCTCATCACGTTGCAGTTGTTTCATCTGCTCTTGCAGTTCTTTGTACTTCTGCTGTCCTCTGTCTGTTACTGCATTTGCGTAAATATCCAACTGCGCCTGTGTTTCGGACATATCAGCCTTGCGGTCCTCTACCGTCCAACTGTCCTGTAGGGCCTGTTCCTGTGCAGAAAATTCATCACGCAGTTTGTTGATGTAGTCCTGCTGTTGCTGTAGCATATCGTCAAACGATTCGCCCGCTTGGTCGAACATATCGTGATTTAGTTCAGTCATATTTTCGTTGTATTCTTTGCGGCTGATTAACCCCAAATCATAGTATTCCTGTGTATACTGCTGAATACGTTTTAAACCTGTGATATATTCTTCATCGGTCATACCGTAATACTTGCGTTGTTCTTCCAACCAGTTCTTGGACTGCTCCACACGCTCCGAATACATATCCGAACCTAATTCACTTTGATACTTGTCGAACTCGTCCTGTGTCAACTCGCCGTTCGCCAATTCCTCACGGTGCCTGTCCATAACGCGGTTGTATGCGTCAAGCGGACTGTCGCCGTTATCTTGCCAGTCGTTAAAATATGTATGTTCACTGATGTAGTTTTTTGATATGTCGTACTCTTTCTCAATTTGTTCTTTACGCTTGTCCAAATACTCATCATTCAGCTTGTTTTTTGCCTCTACATATTCTTTGTGGCTGATTATACCCTGTGCGTACATTTGTTCGGTGTACGTCTGTATTCTGCCGATACCTGCTATATAATCGGCGGCACTCATACCGTTGTATTTTTCTTGGTATTCCAACCAATCACGACTGTATTCGGTCATATTGTCGTATAACGTTGAACCTATACTTGACATTTCTGTCGTATAGTCCTCCCACGTCATACGCCCTGCCTCGACTTCCGCCATATTGCGGTCACGAATACGGGTAAATGCGTCAATAGGATTGTCGCCGTTGTCGTCCCAGTCATTCAGTGCCGCGCGTTCTTCAATGTACGACTTTGACAGGTTGTTTAACTCCTGCGTGCGTTTCTGTGTCAGACTGAATATTTGTTCCTCTATGTCGGCAATATCCTTGTCGTTCGATTTGAATTTCTCTTGAAATTCAAGCCACTTTTCAAGTTCTTGTGCGGTTGTTACTGCGTGTGTTTTTGTGTAGTGCGTCCAATCGTCCTTGGCTGATGTAAACGCGTCCGAATTGTCTTTTCCTGTTGCGTAATGCGGTATACCCATACCCGACATTATCGCCTTGGTTTGTGACGCTGTGTACACCTTTGCACCCTTTGACAATGGCAACAACACGTCCTTGCCCTGTGGTATAAATGCACGTCCTTTGTCAACGATTAATTCTCGTGGGTCAGATATACCCTTTTCATCATTAACCATTGCCAAACCGCCCTCGAAGTTCTGCGTACCTTTTGCGACTTTCTTTTTGACGAACGTTCCCGTACTGCCAAAACGTGCCGCAGGAGCACTTTTATCGCTTAGTCCCTCTATAGACGAACCCTCAACAGAAACAGTATAATGGACTGTCGCAAATTTGTCTTCGGGTTGATAGCCGTCAGGTTCTGCACTATTCTTCTTAAATGTAACATTGCCCTCTTTGGGTGGTGCCGTATAGTTGTCGGGTTCTGTGCTGTCGTTAGTCCATATAACTTTACCCGTTGCAGTGATTTCACCCAACTTATTACCATTCAAATCGTTAATATCAAAACCGCCTGTATCTACATTAAATGTTATGGTAACTTGGTTGTTGTTGATTAATTCCTGTAGCTTTGAATCAGCCGTATCTAATACAGAAATATCGCCCTCGGCACTGACTTGTAATTGTACATTGCCTGCGTTATTTATTTCCTCGACAGCATTTTTTGCGTTCTCGATTGCAGACACATCACCGCTTGCGTCAATTTCAATATGTTTATCCTCAGGCAATAATCCCAAACTGTGCGCCAATGCGTCAACTTGCTCTGTGCTTAGTCCCAAATCGCCACCTAAACTTGATAGGTCTTTCACTAAACCACTTACATCACCCGACGCTACAGCCTGTTGAATATCAGAAAAACCGTTTTTCATTAATGCGGCTTTCGTGACTATTTCCTCTGACGTTAGTCCGATTTCTTTACCTTGTTTGACAAAATCATTTACAACAGCGTCTAATGCGTTATTATTAATTGCACCTTGTAGGTCTTGAAAACCGTTTTTAAACAGCGCTATTTGTGCGGCAATGTCTTGATTTTCAAACCCCAAATCGGTCATAGTTGATTTGATTTGTTTACATACATTATCAACTGCAATACCGCCACTTTCAAAGACTTCTTGCATATTCTTGAAACCGTTTAAGTTCATAGATTCCGATGTAACCACTTCCGCTACAGCTTGTAGTGATTCACGACCGTTATTTGCACGTTCGTCCATCTTTTCAATGCTTGTACTGATTTCGTTATATGCAGCTTTTATATTGTCAACCTGCTTTTGAACGTCTTTCATTTCTCCGAATGAAAACTTCTGACCTTGCATTTTTTCATATGCCTTTGAAAATTCACTGTCGGTCATTTCATTTACAAACGCATCTCTCGCTTGTATGGCTTTTTGGCGTCTTTCTTTGTCACCGCTTGCATACGCCGCAGTCATTTCTTCTTGCAGTTGTTGGTATTTTTCTTTAACATCAGTTGCTTGTTGCAACCACCCACGCATTTCTTCTTTTTGATTTTTGTAGTCCATACCGTAGGAACTACCTTTTTGAAGTGCGTTGTATCCCTCTGATACTGCCTTTTGTGCCTTTTTGCCTGATGTTAAATCCAATGCGTCTTTAATTTCGTTCGCACTGTCTTTGGCGTTTGAAACCGCCATTGCAAGTGCGGTGTCAAATTCGCCCGTATCAATCATTAATTTTATGGTATCATCATTTGTAGTCGCCTTGATTTCCTGCATAATGTCGTTTATGCGGTTTTTAGCGCTTTCGAGTTCTTCGGGATTTAATGTACCGCTGTTGATTGATTCGTTTAGTTTTTCGTATTCACTTCGCAGATTTTCCAAATGCGAAACTTGGTTGTCTGCGTCTTGCCACTGAGAATATAATTCCTTGTAGCTTTGACCCAATTTTGCGTTGTTTTCAATAGCCTCTGTAACGTGGTCGGCAACAACCTTATACCCTGCAACAACCGCCGCAGGCGCTAATACTGCACCGAATATCGGCGCTAATGCAGAAAATGAACTGCCTAACCCCGCAGTCGATACTTTTATCGCTGACGTTGCGTCTGCTATAATAGGCAATTTATCGCTGATTACTCCTAATCCCTCAACAAAATCGCCTGCACCCTTAATCACTCCGACACCGACTTTTGACAATGCACCTAAAGCAATGACCGTAGCACCCGTATTAACAACAGCACGTTTTTGTTCGTCTGACATTTGCGACAATCCTTTTGCAAAATCGGCTACTGTGGTGCTTGCGTCTTTTATTGACGGCAACATTGTTTCGCCGATACTTCTTGCCGCTTCAACAATATTGTTTTTGGTAACTGACAACTGTGACGCAGTTGTTTCAGCCTTTGCGTCAAACTCGTTCTGCAATGCAATGTTTTCGTTCCATGCTGTATTTGAACGTGTTACCGCCTCGGTGATACCTGCCT